GTGATATCTGAATCAACTACACGATGCAATGAATGATATGTAGTGAAGATGATCTTATGCTTAGTATGTGTGCTTACAAATAGTTTAATATCTTCAGGTTTAGTGCTAGATGTATAGTGAGTCTCACCTGAGTGGACGTGCATAATATCAGCATCGGTTACAAATTCTGTAAACTCTGCACATAACTGGTTAGCAAGTAAGATACGAGGTGCAACAACTACAGTTGTAGTATCATATCTCTGCTGCATCTGCTCGATCAAATCAGCGATCATAATATAAGTCTTACCGCCACCAGTAGGTACGATGATCTTACCGATATCATACTGCTGCATCCTATCGAATGCTCTTTGCTGATGGGGTCTCAAATTCATACTTCGTTCGTCAGTACCCTTAGTATAGCACAAAAAAACCCCCTGTGTGGGGGTTTGTGACAGTATGTAGAGTGTCCTATTCTGGAACTAGATATCTACAGATTTTCTTTGCTGATTGGTTGTGTCTTAAGTTTTCAGAATCGACTAAACATTCAAAGTAGTCATTCCATAACTCGTTTTCGTATGTTTCAGCGTTAAAGTTTGTAAACTCTGGAGTTTGTTTCTGTGTAAAGATGTTGTGCATTGAACCTCACTTGTTGAATTTGATTTCCATAATATCATGGAGTTTTAGAGCATCTTGTTCTCCTGACTGATACTATTTAGTCAGTAATGTCTGGGATTTCACACAATGTACATCATAATTAATGTTCTCTTCAAACAAGTCCATCAAGTTAGCGGTGGACTCTTCACCAAAGGTGATGATCTCTTTGCGATCAAGTGAACCGTCCTTCCAGTAGATGACTTTGTAGGGATTCATTTGTGTACAATCCAATTAGGGTCTTTTGTTGGGTGTACCCAAAAACCTGTATTGGAATTTGGGTGAAAAACATACCATCTATCGAGACGTTCGCTCACATGAACATAACCATCACGATGTAAATGATACCTGAACATTTCTTGTGCTTCTCGATTACCTGTTCGAGGTTCCAGTCTGACTCTCATTTAATAACTCTGTTCTAAGGTACATAAGTCATCCTTACAAATTGAGTAAGTAATACTATCAGTATGGTATGACCGATAGAGTTTCTTCCAGATCAATGTGAACTCTTCTAGACTCAAGTTCTTGAATAGAACTTTATCATCGTAGTAGATATGATAGGAAGTTGACTCTGACATATTTAATAAAGTGAATTGACTACATCATATTCAGAACCGAGGAAACTAGATACCCAATCATCCTCGTTCTCTTGAACACAATCGAATGAACTATTGTACTCGATGTTTACATTGTCCAGTTTATAGGTACTGACCGAACCCATTGCGTTCTTCGATGTTCGCCCTGCGTTCAAGGTCTTGCCATTCACGCTTTTTGCGTTTGAGAGTTTTGATTTCATCGATTGAATAAAGAAAGGGGTCATTGTCTGCCTCTTTGAGTGCCTTCTTGATCGACTTAATGATGCCGATAGAAGTCTGAGGTTTGTTTACAGGAGTAATCATAGCATGAATTTTATGGTGTGGGAGTGTCCTGTGACGCTTTGTTGTTTGGCACAACGTACAGGTTCCCTGAGAATGTGATGCGAGGGGCATCAGAGGGGTTAGGAGCAACGAAGTGAGGATAATGCGAGGGAAATATAATAAGGTCTCCTTTAGTTGCCTTAGGGACGATTCTCGTTTGTATGGGCATATCGAATGCTTCGGTTAGACCTGACCTTTTATAGTCATCATGTCCATTATAAACGAACCGAAACAATGGGTCACCTTCGGGTACATCATACAAGTAACACATGCTTAGATTACAGTTTGGTAAACTATGTGTATGGTACTCTTGATGCATACCTTTAGTATATAGATTTGCCCATGCTTCCTGAGGTACTACTTCGATATCAATTTTAGGTTGCAATGCGTCAATCATCTTGTCAAGTGTTGACCTACAACATTCTAACCAGTCATTCCAAGGTAGATCTAAATTACTTTTAGATTGAAATGTAGATAAACAGTTACAATCCCAAGGGGATTGCACATATAGACTCTCGTCTCTGATCTGCGGTTCAAATAATTTTTCAATTTGTGCCTGATACTCAACAGGTACGCTCTCAACGTAATACCACTGAGGGCAGAACATTTCAATACTCATAATTTATAGAGATCATTTAGATGTAGTTTTCCAACAATTGATTCAATATGATTCATTTGTTGATGATAATCTTCTTCCGAGATATTCTTATCTTTGAAGAATCTTTTTTGTAAATACGAAACGTATTTAACGAGAGACTCTTTTAATAGACTCTTCTCGTCTATATCAAACATAGAACTATGGTAGAGGTAAGACATCCTCTCTTCTCCGTAATGACTGGGTGTACTCTAACACATGATCTCGTATTTCGAGCAGTTCGTCAAGACATGTTTGGTTTAACGCACATGCCCTGAGTTTATGATCAGGTTTATGTAATGACTCTTCAAACAGAGTCAATCCCCGATTGAATTTTTCATCACGTTCTGTCATTTGATGTCATTAGTATTGTGTTGTATAGTCAAGATTAGTGTCTACTTCAGAACCATCATCGAACTCTAGCATGTCAACATCTTCATAGAAATCCATGTCATCCCCAGTCCTCTTCTTGGACGTGAGCATTGAATTTTTGTTGTCTATTTGTTTTTGACTTGTAGTTGCCATTTGTGTCTTCGAGAAAGTTTGATTTCGAGTTCCGAGTCCTTTTGTCTCGGATAGATTTACCGTAGGAGTAGTTGCCTTTTTCGCTACCACCCCGCCTAAACGTCTTACCCATTTGTACTTAGATTTTATTCTAAAGTAAACTACATTTTATATATGAAACCGAGGATTATACCTCAGTTTCGGATGCTACGGAATTCCGAACTGCTTCCATAACATCACTGAAAGGAAGAACATCATTGTCTTCCGATTCTTCGATAACATAAAGATCATCGAATACATAACCGACACCATGTAGGAAGTCAGCGGTTTTTTCTACCACGTCCTGTAGGATAGTTCCTTCAAACTCCTTAGTTGTGACAGTTCCGTCTTCGTCAGTTGCGGTCAAAATAAAAGAGGGCATTGGTTTTACCAAGTGAACCCTCGTATTATAATGGATTTCCAGTCAGGTGTCAACCCTTTGGATATGCGTCTTTCGTACTCTTGACTCCGTTGTACCAGATGCCAGTCTTTGCGTCTTCTCCTAGTTTACCATCATCAATGTCATGCCAGAGTTGATCGAGTTGTTCTGGTAGTTCATTATATGCAAACCTTCTCTGCAGATCATATGGTGCAGGTGCTATTGTTTTTCTTGAGATAGTATCCGTTGATTGATCATAAGCAAAATCTGGGGGTTGGTCTGTCCCTGCAACAAAAGATAATCCAGTTTCATCGATATCTTTCCATGCGTAATCGCTATGTGCTTCAAATGTGTCTGCGTCTTCTACAAACTGACAAACGAGACCTGCTGTAGTGTGTACTAGTGCTTTCATGTGACTTAAGAATAATTGTAAACGATTACGACTCCTGCACCACCATTTGAGTTGTTGTATGCGTAAGAGTGTTGTGAATAATAACCATGACCACCACCAGAACCCCATTGTCCATGAGTGACTTCTTCTTGGTTGTTATAATAATGGTGTGATGAACCTGCTTTATGCCAGAATGATGAACCTGCCACACCTTCATTGTTTGAACCATGTGACATTTCTCCACCACCACCTGGCAAATTAATGTCTCCACCACTGGCATTTCCCCCTGGCCCACCCTGATGAGGGTTGTCTGATTGACCACCTTGACCACCAGTTGCAGTGCAATATGAACCAAACGATGACGTACCGCCTGATGCTGCTCTACCACCATTTCTTACATAAGCACCACCATTACCGTAAGTATAACTTACTGTACTAACACCTGACACGTCAATCCATTTAATAGAAGTAGCACCACCGCCACCACCTGCACCACGATAGGTGTTATCATTAATTCTTGCACCACCGCCACCACCTGTGACATATACAAGAACATTACTACAACCAGATGGTTTAGTCCATGTACCACTACCACCTGATGTACTCTTAGAGTTCCAAGTACCATTCTGCGATGTATATACATTCATCCCTAACAATCTTCCACCCATTGCGGTGGGAACCCATGCTGAACCGTTCCACATGATCGAATGGTTCGCACTGGGTGTACCAGTAAGAAATCCAGTCAGATCACTGGCAGGTGCAGTATTTAACGTGGTCGAGTCACCAGTAAACTGGGTAGTTCCCACATTCAGAGTACCTACATTTAACTGAGACATCTAACCTACTCAATAAGACTTACAGTCTTATTTATACATTTTGTCTACATTAAACCTTTTTCTTTTTCTTCTCTCTCTAGTTGCTCTTGCTTTTCTCTCTTCTTAAGTTCTTTATTACTCCAAAAAGCAATAGCAATGATACTCAAATATGCAAGTGTATCATCTAACATAACAAGGAAGAAGATAGTAGAACCACCGATCCTCAACCACTCAGGAAGAGGTCTTACAAGTTTACCACCAATCTTACGAAACTGTGCTTCAAACTTAAAGTATAGAAGAATTAATGCTGTAACAACAAACTCACTGTATGGGATCACGAAATAACATGATAAGAAGATAAACAGAGGCCAATAGTGTCTCTCATCGATCTTTTTTAAGAGTTTGAAGTAACGATTAAGTAGTTTTTTAAACATAGTTAAAGTTGATTACCATCCGAAAGGATGCGTTTGTAGTTGATGTACCTGTGTGTTTTAAACCATTTGGAAATGTTACGAACCTGTTAGCAACAGACTCTACCTTAGTACCATCCTCAAATAATGTGTAACCATCACATGTGTTCATGTAAAGGATACTTGTTTTAATATAAGGACGGTCATCTGCGTCCAGTATATCAATGTGCATACCATGTTCCACGAGACTATCAGTACCCATGACCATGTTTGCTTTGCATTTGATCATAGCACAAGGTTGCATTTTTTGCAATACAGGGTAAAGAATCTCAATAGTTTTATCGGTAGGTGCATGTCTATCATAAAAGAAATGACACATTTGCATGTTACGATTCATGTTGTGAGGTGCATCATCAACAATCTTAGATGCTTCCCAAAGAACATTGTAACTCATCATCATCTTATAAAGATGCTCAAACTCACCATCATGTAGAAAATTCTCTTGTATATCAATCATTTCTCTTGTAACTTCTGTAATACTGTTTCCTTCTGCATTGGTGCTACATCAATGAGTCCTTCAGCACTAAACCATGGTGCTGTCTCCCAGTCAAATCCTTCACCTGTAAAATCAGGTGACACAATATACCAGTGACATGCTGAGTCTGGAATATCTACAGCACACACTGCCCAATCATCTGCCCACTGAGGTACTTGAACATACATCACTGGTATGTGATTAGCAAATAATGTTTGAATGGATAGAATGAAAGAAAATAAAATCATTTTTCAATTACACAAAGGTAAACACCGTTCCAAAAATCATTAGAGTCTTCTGCAGTCTCTGTCAAAATAGTTCTATCCCAGATAACATTCTTATCCTTAGTGAACTCCCTAATCTTATCAATCACACCTTCAAAGTTTGCATCATCAACTACAAGAATGTAATCCTTTTCAGCATACTTATGGATATGTTCTAGATTAGGAACCATGTCATCATCTACAGCAGCATCATAGAATACTACACGAGGTGGGAACTCAGGATTAAATACCACTGCTTGAATAGGTTTAACAGAGAAACCAATAGAGCAATCTGTGTTCATCCACTTCTCAGCATTCTGAATAAACTCATCAACTGGGTTTGTGATGTCCTTGTAATCTTTATGTAAGTCTTTACGTTTAGGTTTAATGATTTCATCTTGGAAGTCATCAATAGCGTATGCTTTGACAGCAGTATTACCCATGAGTGCAGCAAAAACTGTACTACCCATGTATGCACCTGCGTCAACATATACTGTCCCACGCTCATTGCATAGGTTATTAAGCAAGTGTCTTACCTTATTAGATGAAAGACCAAGTACGTTATAACCTTTGGGATTAAAGTTTGAGTTGTTATCGACCGCACCATCAATTGCTCGAATAGCATGGTCTACGAGTGGATTCATTTTACGCTTTTGTTTCTTTAACCGAGAGTCTAGCACAGATTCGCAATAGTTGCAATCCCAACAATCAAATCGACATGTTTTGATCTTCTCTCGCCAGATATTTATAGGTGCATCAGGCATGTCCACATCTTCCATGTACTCCTCAAAGTGAGGGAACATTAATTTGGTGGTAGGGTCACTCCATCTTTCAATGAGATCCATAGATTCTTGCAGTCTCATGGCATCTTCTCTACCATGCAACTTGAATACATCAATACCTACATCTAAGAACTCTTGCCAGTCTTTCTTCCAAGGTGGAATGTTTGCTGCTTTCAGTTCATGTGCAGCATCATGAGCATCCCAACGTGAGCATGACACACGACTTATGGTACTGTTAAAGTATTGAGGGTCACTTCCTACTCTTGTTGCATTATATTGATAATGCTCTGGCATGATAGGACACCCACCCCAACAATGCTCATTAGCAAGTAATGATAGTTTGATAGGATTACCCTTTTCTTCACAATATTTCTTCGCATCCATAATGCGTACTAACAGATCTCTATCTCTCATTACATCCCTATCAAGGTTAATATAATGAAAACCTGCACTCGCAAGCGATACAATCTCATTAGGTTTAGATACCTCTCGTAAGATAGTATTCTTAATCTCTAGTTCTGGAAACTCTTTCTGAATCTGTCCAGTCATAACCCATGATGTATGAGGTATAGTTGCACACCTTACACCATTATCATATAGAAACTTAAAGTTCTCGATGAACTCATTCAGATTCTTTTGGTCTGGTCTGACCCATATATTGTTAAAGGTTGCTGATAGAGGGATACCAGTCTTTTCTGACACATATAATGCATTTTGTGCTGACCCTTGAGCATCAGCATTGGTACGAAAAACGTCCCCCATTGCATCTTGCATGAATGGAGGCATTCTTGTTGTAAAATATAAGTCGTAAATCAAATCTCCATTCCTTAGTAGGAATGGAATAAACTTCTCTTCAAGAAACTCAGGAATCAGTTTTGGGTTTATCGGAAGACTGAAGACGTTCTTGGAGGTTGTTTTGTGCATAATCAGATAGTACTCCTGCTGTATCAAATAGTTGAGGTGGTTTACCTTCCATCATTTTATCGACTCTTGCTTCTGCTGCTTCTTTGATTCCACCAACGGAACGATTAACAGCAGTAGAATAAGTCATTGCGAGATCTAGACATGCTGCCTGATCTTCTGGGTTCATTTGTAAAATAGATTCTAAGTTACCTGCTTGAACTCTACCAGTAGTCAACAAATCAATTGCTGACTGTTTACCCATACGAGCAATCCAGTACTTATGCTCTTCAACTTCCTCTAGTTCCTTGTTCTCTAGGATGTTTGTAATTTCTAGAGGGTCATCAGTTCCTGCTTTCTCTTTGATAATATTAAAGAGACCATCAAGTTCGTCCTTACATTGTTTGATCTTATTAATCCAGATCTGCCTATCAAGGAAGAGTAATTCTAATTCATATTGCTTATCTTGCTTCTCAAACTCATCCCTTAGAGGGTCATCCATATCATGTTTAACCCTTGCAATGTCATTCATACATCGCTTAAGTTGAATAGTGCTTTTAGATAGAGAGTTAGTCCTACCTTGGATCTCCATCATTGCTTGTCTGATCTGCCTATATGGTGTGACCTGACTGTTAACAACATAATACTTATTTTGAAACTCAGTTTGACCGAAATGTTGTTGTTCAGACCAGTCCATCAATTTGACAGACATCTCTTCTACATCCCAATCATCGATACTTTTAAGTTCCTCTAATACATCTGCGACTCTATAATCGTACTGATTTGGATCAGAACTTGAGTCCGCCTGAGTAGTCGAAAGTGACTTTTCTTTCGATGTTTCCTGTTTCTTCATTGGTTGTGCATCTTCCATATTCAAGACATTGTGCATTTGACATTGCTTCTGAGAAATAATCTTCTAGAACAACGTTCAGTTCACGAACACTAGAACATCCATCAATAATATGGATCATCTTTTGTTCTGCGACTGCTAGGTCGTAGAGTTTGGTTGAGAACTCTGCTTGCTTATCAACTATTTTAGTTGCAAACTGCAAAGTTGTCAAGTCCCTTACCTCTGCTAACTTATGTATAAGTTTTGTTGTGAAGTCATTATCAGCAAGGTATGCGATTGCCTCACATAACTGATCTGTCCATGTTGCTTGCTCAAGTGTAGAGAAGTCTGTATTGAGGATGTTGAGTCTGTGTTCAAAAGTTTCTTGCACACTCATAACAATAACCTTTTTCATAAAGGGTATAACATACTCTGAGAATGTAGTATCTTCAATAGTTTCTTTCTCTTTATTAGTAGTTCCTTCCTCGTTTACACCATAGGTTGATTTTGTCTGCCTGATTTCTCCCCAATACTTCTCTCCTAAGATTCCTTCTTTACTGGGAAATCTAAGATATGTAACGTCTTGTGGAATATACTGATAAAACTCGTCTGCAAGATGATATACCTCTAGACCTAGATGAGTACCAAGTTGAATACCCCACTCGCCTGCTTTGGGAAATTTCTCGACATCAATTACGATGACGTCATTCGATGTTGTGCTTGTCATTAGTAGTTAGGAATGTTAGTACCGTAATCGTAGTTGCCCTGTCCTGATACAGAACTAGAGGAAGAGCAGTGTGCAGATGACATGCCACCATGTCCTGATGGTGGTGAACTACCACCTAAGTTAGCGTAACTGTCACTATTGTAGTCAACTTTAAAGGTATTGTTGTTCTGGGAACCATTATAGTTACCTAAACAATAACCTTTTCTCATACCCATTTCAAAGTTTTCCTCACCCATGTTACCGAAGTTAAGTCCTCTGACCTGAATACCAGTGAGGTCACTACACTTCTGGTTTCCGTTCTGGTTGTTATTACCTGTACCAACGTACATATGTCCTAACATAGTAGGAAGAATTTTCTTCCAACCATCACCACCTGGACCATGTTCCCATGATACCCAAGATTCAGTCTTGAAGAACTGACCTCTTCTAGTACCAGATCTCTTGACCCAACCGTAGAGTCTACCATGTCCACCCCATGTAGGGTCATCGCCACCATCAGGATAGTCTGGTGGCCACCCTGAGGTTCTCATGACTTCAGTTTTTAAGTTAAATACGTCAGTTCTTGAACTACCACCACCGTATAGGTAAGAGTAACCTCCTGCAAACACATGATCTTGGTGAGATCCCATTGAACCTCTGTTCACTGTCATGTTCCACGATGACTGATGAGTTACACCAGACTCTGAACCCATGTCCATCGCATTGGTATAGTTTGAAGAACCTCTGTAAGTGTTCTCCATAGAGTGAAAGAAGTGCCTAGTATCATGCCATGATCCTGACATGTAAGCACCTGATCTGTCTAAAATATCTCCTAAGTTTGTTGATGTATCAGTAGCATGAACTGTTCTGTTTACGTTTCTCCAAGGTGAACCATTTTGATATCCACCTCCAACATATCCGTGTGTCCAAATTCTTGCTGTTGACCATCCTGTATCGTTCTCTCCATCAAATGACCAGTAGGCATCTGTACCATCGGAGCGTAAGATTGCACCAACTGTGTAGTTTGCACTATATCTGTCTGTAGATTGATCAGGAGTTCCACTACCTGCTGCACCTGCAATTGGACCCCATTGTACCTGTGCTGCAGTTTGATCGTATGAATAACCTTCAAAAGTTCTATCTGTACTATTATATCTGAATAATCCTTCTACTGCTGCCCCAGGTCTTTGTGCGGTAGTACCTACAGGTACTTTCATTCCGTCAGTACCTGAGATATCTAACGTATAACTAGGAGTTGCATCATTAATACCGATTCTATTGTTAGTAGAGTCAACGTAAAGAGTTCCAGAGTCAAAGTTAAAATGCCCAGACGCCTCCAATTGGAACTCAGCGGTTCCTGATCCCCCTGTTAGGGATACAACTTTATCAACATTTAACTGAGACATGTGTAGTAATTACTCCTTCGTATTATTTATGCAGGTCGAACAAGTACACAACCTCTCTTAAGGTATGTATCTTCGTTTCCAGTGTCTTGATCTGAGTGAATAACAACGTGCATGTTGTCACTATAAGATGTTCCTAAATCAACAGTGAACCATGCATCACCATTGAATACGTTTGGACCTGTACCACCAGAGTTATCCCCTGCCTGTATAGTAAAGTTTCTCACATACTCTGAAGTGTAACTAGATCCAGATCTAGAGAAACATGTATATCTGTTACCCATGAAACCACCTGGGTTGTTACCACCTGCAACGTGTGTTGGTTGCATTCCTGCTACTGAAGGGCAAGAGTTACCATCATTATTAGAGATAGCAGTATAGTATGTGAAGATGTGTTGTCCATCACCTGCACCAGAGTTGTCACGCATGATCGTTAGACCATCACCAACACTCGATGAAATATTTAGGAAGTTACGTCCGTTAACACCATCATTGGAATAGTAGTTATAGAGATTGAATCTCATCTTGACATAACGATATGATACACCCCTATTACTAAAGGTTGCATATTTAAAGTCAGATCCACTTGCGTTTCTGTAATAACCCCAAGTACTATTAGAAGCGAAAGTACCCGTAGGAGTTGAATCTCCTTGATCACTTAAGTTCTGTCCTGATAATGATGATGCATTACTAAAGAATGCAGCACCACCGCCACCCCAGTTACCGATTAGGATATAATAGGGATGACTATTGATAGGTATAAAGTATCTACGAGTTGTACCATCTAGGTTCATATAATAGTTACCATCTGCAGCAACACCTGCATCCATGAGTTCTTGAACACTAGACGCTGCTGTAGCAGGGGTTCCACCATCATTACCACCTGCAGATGCTCTGATTACTTGTACCCATGAACTACCATTATAAACTTCTACTTGTAATAATTCTGTATTGAACCTAATCATTCCTGTAGAAGGAGATGAAGGTCTTTGTGCTGTAGTTCCTGTAGGTAAACTTAGTTGACCCAATGCACTCATATTACATGTACCTTGAACGATCAATGCTTCTCCATCATCGAAGTTGATCTCGAAGTTATGCAGCGAAGATGCGTGTAGTTCGTTAACGTTTAGAGTACTCATGTCTTATGCGTAAAAGAATAACCAGTACATATGATTTTGGGATCCAGGGTTATTTATCCCCCAATCACCAGACCAGTTAGGTTCTGGGAAGTTTTGATTAGAATAGTTGTTTCCTGTCTGTCCTACCCATGCATGGTGCTCAACGTTACATCCATTAGATGAACAACCTAGAGCATTAATCATACTGAAAGTATAGTTTTCACAGTTTGCTGGTGAAACGTGCCAAGTATTGTTTGGATTAAGTTCACCTGCACTACTACCTCTATATCTATTATCTGATGCCTGTGCAGATCCTTTGAGGAAGGTCATACCACTAATCTGTGTACCACCGATGTTACCATGGTTTCCTAAAGAGATATGGTCGTTAAACATAGCATACATGCTACCACCTCTGTTAGTGAAACAACCAGATATGTATCCAACTTCAGTAGATGTATCATAAGGTGTACCAGATGTAGCAAACCCCTGCATAATCAATACATCGTTAGCACTCCAACCTCTGTAATGATTTGACTTAAAGTCAGATGCCATTGCAGTTCTTGCAGTACCAGTAGTTGATGTAGTTGTCCAGTTACCATACCAGTGATCCGAACCACCTGTATAACTACCATGTGAAGTATTGTCTGTAATAGATGCAACCATCACCCAATACTTACCGTTGGCATCTTTATATGCGTATACTTCTTCTATATTAGTTCCGTCAAACTTAACATACCAATACCCAGATCCAGGGTCATTACTTGATAAGTTTGCTAGTGATGTAAATGGTGCGTTAGATGTACCATTCTCTCCAAAATATTGTAACCAAGTACTACCTGTATAAACTTCTACACAATTGTCCTGAGTATTATATCTTATATAACCTGTAGTAGGTGATGATGGTCTCTGCCCAGTTGTACCTGTAGGTAGACGCAAAGCACCAGTACCATCATGATATACATTACCATTGATCTGTAATGTATGTCCTGCAGGAACAGTTATTTGATTCAGTGATGCAGGTATGCCACCTAGACTACCGACAGTTAGTTTGCTCATTACTTAAGCGATTTAGTTCTATTTATTGACCTGGGGTCGGATACTCCTCTACCCATGCAGTAACGATGTACTTATCTTTATTTAGGGGCGGATTACCTCGGTGTGTCCATGCCCAATCACAAGGGAAGATAACAAACTTACCTGCCTTCGGAGTGATTCTACAATGTTGATATAAAAATTCTGTCTCACCACCTTCAAATCCATCATTAAGATAGATCATAGTTGCTAACTTACGATAGGGTGCAGCGGGTGTACTTTCATAATGCCATGCGTGATAACCCTGTCCTGGCTCAGTCTTTTGGAGTTTTGCCATCGTATGTTGAAACCTACGACCAACCAGAATATCATACTTTAGTACATATTCTCTCAGTGCTTGCTCAGTAAGATAGTTCCAACGTTGGAAGACTGATCGAGATAGATTGTCATGAAAATATTCTACAGGCAATTCGTGCATAAAGACTTGAGAATCAGCAGCACCTTTCTCTGCGTGTCTCTTGATTGTCAAACCATTATCTGCAATATAGTGATAATAATCAATTATTTCTTGACAGTTTAATGTTGTTTCAAACTCACTGATAAAGTTATCATGATGAGTTGAATTAGTGATTACTGGTTCGCCTCCATACTGAGAAGCGAAAGGACTCATTACCATTTATTGATCGGGCAGTGGAATATTGGAAAGCGTGCCTTCACTGCAAGTACACAGTTACATTTAGTACAGATCCCAATAGGTGATTTGTACTCACACTTATCACATATTGTAATCCGATTTTGATATAATGTCAAGTCGGGGACGTCCCCATCCTCTACTATTAACCTGCCCAAATTCCGTTGTTGTATACTTCTAATCTACTACTACCCGTATTAAATCTCAACTGCCCGTTTACATATCCTCTGTTAGGTGATTTATTAATCACTGCATCATTGAACTGTTGAGTTGTACCATATGGTAGGGGTAAAGAGTTTTGAGAACCTGTGATTCTTAGTTCTGCTCCACCTTTAAATGCAAAGTCACTATCATGATCTAATGTGACAGTAAATCCTGGTGTTAATCCTTGTAAGTTCTGTGCTCGTACCTTCATCTAACACTCCATGATGCACCTGACTCCACTGTAACAGTGAAACCAGAATTAATTGTGATAGGACCTGCACTCATTCCGTTGGTAAACTCAGCACCATTGTTAGCACTTGGTCCAACTGTAAGGTTTTCTGCGATTACACTATTGTTTGTTCTAATAATACTATCAGTTCCTAAGGCAGGTCCACCACCTGCAACGGGTGACCATCCTGCAGACCCCGTTCCATCATCTGCTTTGTAAATCTCTGCAGAGTCAAGATCAGTATTAAATCTTAGTGTGCCAACTGATACACCAGTAGGTCTTTGTGCTTGAGTACCTGAAGGGATTCTTAAAACTGAGTTAGTATTTAAGAAACTTAAGGTTGTTACGATTGCTTGTGTACTGGTGGCAATTTGATTACCACTTACTCTTGAAATTGCCATGTGATTAGATAGGTAGTTCTAAGATGTGAACAGTGTCTGATGCAAGTGGAGCATCACCAGAGGAGAATACAACGTTTGCTCCGTTAGAGTCGACTGTGTAGTTGGTTCCTGCAATCTGTGCTACACCATTAAGGAATACTAATAGTGAATCGTCAGAGTGCTTAATAGTTCCACTATATGTAGTTACAGCAAACGTTAAAGTAGTACCATCTCCTGTATATGATTTAGTAATATACTTGTCAGCACCAACACCACCTCGACCAGTAACAACTAAGTCTCCATCAACTTTTGCGTTGCCCAACATGCCCACTCTGAATCCAGATACCGCAGCAGTACCAATACCAATATGTTGAGTGCTATTAAAAGTATCAATATTGATCTCGCCAGTATCTGTAAGACCAAATTCTTTCCAAACACCACCATAGTAGATCCAACCTAAAGATTTACCAGGAGTCCAGTTGATATTATAAACAAGGTCACCATCAGAAGGTGTATCGTAGTTGGTAATATTAGCAAAATTAGGTTGTCCATTTGCTAATGCAGGTGCTAGTAAGGTTTGCTTAATAACAGTACCATCTTGGTTATAGTAAGAAATCTTTCTTGCTTGAACGTTATTCGTAAAGGTTGATAGACCTTGGAATGTAACAGGACCTGCAAAGATAGATTCTAACTGGTTAGATGCACCACCAAGAACGGTTAGTTTATCGGTAAGAACCAACTCAGAGAATGTCTGAATAGTTGTGTTCTCTTCACCAACAACGTTCAACTGTGCAATATCTTCATTAGTGATCTGACCTGTAACAGGGTTGATAACTTGGTTACCAATGAATAGGTCACCGTTAGAGTTAAGTCCAGAGTAGAATGAAACTCCTCCTTCTTCTTTAATAGACTGAGAGAATCGGATCTGTTCTTGAGTTAGAGTCTCTACCTGTGTTTGAGGGAACGCTGTACTATAGTTTCCAGGTCCGAAACCAAGGTACTCAAATGTGTGATTACCTGATCTGAGGATGGAGTGACGTCTGAACTCGATATTGATCGGTGCGACTGTTCCATCATTATTTTCTCGAATCTTAATTTTTCGTGTCTCTTCATCGCCAGCCCGTGCAGTAAGTTGCACATTTGAGAGTTTTGCGTTGTTTGAGTCATAGTTTGGCGTAGTACCAGGTTGAGTCCAACCTGTATCAGTTAGAAGGAACTGAATACCTTCCTTAGTAATAGATCTCTTGGGATCTTTTGCAGGAGTTGGTGTTGCACCATCAGTAGCATTGACGAGACCGATAATAACATTGTCAGCAACAGAAACTGCAGGAAGAGGATCAGCAACTGGGTTATCTCTATCGAATGTAGGATAAACTTCGTTGACGTTCTGTGAGAACTTTCTATTGTCAAAGTTAGATGTGCTTGGTGCAATAGAACCGCACAATAATGTTAGATAATAGATACCATCATTGACACCTCTTTCAAATGGTTGTACGATTTCAATATCATAGATGTAGAAACATTTAGTTAAGTTGAATGTTGTAGTGTCACTATTCAAAGGTTGCATTACGAAACCAGAGATAGGATCTCTAGGTAGAGGATTAGACTTGTCCTTATCAATGACCATTCTTACACGATAAGTTCTATCTTGTAAGTCACGAGGGTCAGGGATTCTCTTAAGGAATGTACTCGGAGTAAAGTTTACGTTATTATATTGCGTATTTGTAGATAAAGTTTGATAGATTTCAGAGTTTGCTGTAACACTTAGATACCAACCACCAACTGAACCTGCTACACCATTAATTGTATATGTTGCACTATCATACTGGATCGGTGATCCTGCTACACCTGCTGCTAGTCCAGATACACTAGGACCATAAGGTGAAATACTTGCTCCTTGTGTTGTTGCAGTCGTTGCACCGTTTGCAACTAAGAGACAGTTGATTTTGTCTGCAATAGCACTCGCACCTGTGCCATCTTGACGTGCACCAACGGTGAAACCCTGCACTCTAGTTGTAGGAGGTGACGCTTCAGTCGTATATCCGTAGAGATAGAGTCTAGTTCCAGGGGTACCGCCTTGACCTGCGAGCGATGCGTTAACGACCTTAGTCCTTTGAATATCAATGTTAACCCAGTTAACAGAAGTTTCTTCGCCAAAGATTATATTACCTGCTACGATGTTTCCAGTGAGAGTGTTACTAAGTGTAATAGCACCAGTGTTTGTATTGACCGTTCCAACAGTTGTACTATCGGGAATGTTAGTTCCTGTTACAGTCATACCTTGAATGATACCCAGAGCATCACCAACTTTTGCAGAAGTTAAAGTGATAGTATTAGTACCATTAGAACCATTTGCAAGAGTAGAGATGACGTTGAGTGCTTTAGGTGGAATGATATGTGTGATTGCACCTGCTTTATCTTTCGAGAATGACTTTGCTTTGAATCCTGCTGCTCTTAACGCTGTGTTACCAAAGTTAGAGTTAGAGTTCGTAATTGACATGTCAGCACCACTCTCAGCAGTGAAGTGACCAAAGTATCCCACAGCGAACACAGAAACTGCCTGAATGAATGAGTCATTAGAACACTTGATGTGCTCATGTCCCCATCCTTTTCTATACTCAGCAAATCCGTCTAGGTGTGCACCATCACCAGATGTTGCAGCATCATAGTTTCCAGTTGATTGATTATATCTAACAAATGCTCTATCATCTTTTTGGAGTGACAATCCAGTAAACTGTGCCACAACCATTGATTTGAAACCAGTTGCTTTTGCACCGTTTGCGTGCATACCATTCATACCCCACACACTTCTTAGTGATAGGTTGAATGCGTATGGTGATGCTGAGTCAACAGTATCAATCTCAGTCTTAACAGTAATATTAGAACCTACAGCGTTTCCTGTTGGTTCTCCTTGCATTTGGTATGTGAAGACGTTACCAGATGCGGATGTGACTGTGAAACTTCCGTTATAAAGTCCTGCATCAACTTCGGATTGCGGTCCAGTTGATCCTGTAACACCACTAACGTTGATGTTAACACCAACAGAAAATCCGTGGTCCCTGGGATTATCAAACTCGTCAACAGTGACAGCCGTTGCTGTCTGTCCATTTCTTGTGACCTGTAAGACTCTGTATTCATCTGAAATCGGTCCAACGATTCTATTTTCTTCGACCCTTGGTTGAATCTGGTCAGCAGCAGGATCGCCAGAGGTATCAGGAATCGTTGCGAATGCTTTCGATACCTTCTGATAATAAATCTCTAGGTCAGTTCTTTCAAGAATGTTAGGAACAGCAGAATAGTCTGTGTTCGGAACTGTACCATCAGTAATAAGTTTGGAGAGGGGGTTAAGACCATCAGCAAACTCAAAACAAGTTAATCTATGGTGTGAGAACTTAGGTGCAAGTGTCTCTACGCTATCAGGTTTGAAGTATACACCTTCTTCAGCACCGTCAAAGAAAGAGAATTGCCAGAAATAAGTACCACCAGTAACTTTGAAGATTGCTGTCCTTGGAGGGACTTGATCTTCTGTGTTAATGCCTTTTGCAGCATAAGTTGTAGGGTATGGAACATATTTTGGAATGATCTTTGTACGACGGAGGTCAGTACCAACGAGGGAACAACCTCTAGGTACGATGATACCACCTTCAACAGAGTTATACTTATATAATACGTTGTTTGGTGAGGTTAAGTCTAGGTTAGAGTTTGCATCAATAGGTGCAACGTTTGTATATAATACGTCTCCAGGTCTATTATCTACTTGATACTCAGCAGGATAGAGCATGATACTGAAAGCATCAAACTCGTCATTACTTAAACCAACTCTATATGAAAATCTTGCTACTTCTAGGAATGCCCTTTGGATCGATTTAAATGGACGCAAAGCAGAGTTACCTCTGTTATCGATAGCATCAGATGCATCGAAATCGTCAGGGTTGACATAGATAATACGTCCAGTTCTGGACGTAATAATATTCTTTAGTCTAGTTAGGGACATTTCCTATTACTGCTTTTGATTATTTATTGGGGTTTAACTTCCACCGCCAGAACCAGAAGTTCCTGCAGTTTGAGCATAAGCACGAGTAGTGAATCCAGTAGAACTGTCTTCAAAACCAACTAATGTAAACGAACAATCTGCGTCATTGTTCTCAACGACCAGTCTTTGCCCTGGTCCAATAATAAGAGACTTGATCTCTTCTGTATTATTCGCAGTGATAGCATTATCCTTACGAAGGTAATGCTTAGTCTCTAATGTTGCACCCGAAGAAGTAACAGAAGAAACTGTTACAGTAGAACGAGCACCAGTTGTTAAGACAGGATTATCTAAGAAAGTATCCGAACCAGAGATGTTTGCAGAACCTTCTCCAAGAACAACATATAGAGCAGTTCCTGTGTATTCACGAACAAATCCGTAAGGACCTGCAGTCTGACTAGTAACAGTATAAGTTACACCGTTGTATGTAAAGGTATCTGTGTTGTCTACCCAGGTCCCAGAAACATTGTATACGAAAATAGAGTCATAAGAATATGAACCCGACGTAGTGAGCAACCTGTCGGTTCCTCCATAGTTTGCGTTAGCAGCAGTTCCAGTTGTTCCTTCATAGTAAAATAGGTTAGATGGTAAACTTGTGTTTGCAGTTAGATCGTACTGAACATAAGCACCACTAGAACCTGCAGTTCCGTTAGTGGTCTTACCTGTAGTATACTCAGTACCATCATCGGAGTTACCTGCAGTTCCGTCAGGACCCCACTCACCGTTTGCAGTCTCAGAGATTTTGAATACCAAACTACTCATACTTGAGTCTGCTACGTTAAAGCGATATGTTCTATCACCTAATACTGTTAAAGCAGTTCCAAGATAAAGATTTTCAGTTCCACCAGACGTTGTAAAGGTAAACTCGTTTGCAGCAGTACCAACACCACCAGATGAGATAGTACCAGTTGCACCACCAGATGCAGTAATAGAATCACCTGCAACAAATTCAGATCCAGAACCATTCAAGGTAGAAGGACCGATATAAAGAGTTGAACCACCAGAACCAGATGCTACAGCAAAGATAGTTGCAACAGATGTGTTACTACCTGCCCCCTTTGAAATAGTATTACCAATGGCAAATGTACCAGTCACAGATTCAACTGCAATCGATCTAACTGCCCTACTCTTTACTGTAATTTCAGTAAATGGTGGAATATAAAATGATTCAAATACTGCTGTTTTTTCATTATCAGCAGAAGATAATGCTTGATTGACGTTAAGACCTTGGTCAGCACCAACTGCTGTACCTAAGTTAAATCTATAACCAGTGAATACGTCACCAGTGTGTAGTTTGTAAGTTGAAGCATCTAAGACGACATGTTGATCGTAGTCTTTGATACCGACATCGAATGAGGTGTTTGATCCACCTTGTGCACTCACAGACAAAACCGTACTTGCAGACGCATCGATAGGTGCTTTATAGAGCACCGTGTTGGTAGTCGCACCTGGTTTTGCTGAGGCAAGTAGTCCTTGTTTAGCCATTTTTAATTAAAATCCTGCGTAGAAGAATTGTTGTTGTCTTGTTAACCCAGTGAGGTTGTTTGCTCCAATACCTGCACCAAATGTAACGTCATCAACAGTAACGTTTTCAGTAGATAGGAGTGTGGCATCAGCGTCAGGGAACTTAATGACTCTCGGACCTGAGATACCTTCAGTAGACAGTGTAATCTGTCCCTGAGTGTTTCCAGTACTTTTAAGGACTGGAGAATTGAGAGTCTTGTTAAAGAGTTCTCCTGCAGACTTCTCAGTAAGAAGCATATTATATGTGTCTGCACCTCTATTTAGACCGTCTGTGTTTGGGAATCTAAAAACTTCGCTAGTTGATGTGTTTACGTTAGCAAGATTGAATGAAACCTTCTTAGTTGTATCAGTATTGTCCGTAAATATCGCATTCTCATAACTCTTGTTAGCGAGTGTTTGAGTTGTCGTTGTACCAACAAACGTTAATGATAAATCAGGAACGGTGAGGATCCTGTTTGCAGTTAGAGCAGATGTGTTGAAGATTGCATAGTTAGTTGCAGTCTCAGCGTTTGCTGCCAACTTCAGATCTACAACAGTCTTATTAAGTGTAGTCTGTTCTGTTTTAGTGTCAAGTAAAGTAGATGCAGTTGCAGTAGGTTCTGCAGTAGTTGTTACTGTACCTGCGTCAGGTAAGAAGTAAGAACGTCTTGCACCAGAAGTAGTTGCCCAGTTAATCTGGAAGATTGCTTCTTCTGTACCATCAACAATAACAAAGTTATCCTCATCAATAAGAATAGTCTTATTTGTCAGCGTCTGCTGAGTATCAGCACCAACAACGGTAGTTCCATTACCAGAGGTAATAGCAGGAAGGGTGAAGATACGAGTATTAGTACCAGTACCAATATTACTAACTTCAAATCTTGCTTTAGGACCTTGAGCATCTTCTAAGATAAATGTCTGGTCAGAGATAAGGAAATTACCCGTAACCTTGACAGCACCCGTACCTTTCGGTGCGAGCACGATGTCAGTATTATTTGCAACATCATCAACTGCAGTAATGTACAGAGATGTACTACTGTTACCATTATCAATACGAGTACAGTAGAAACCGCCATCACCAAAGGCAATGCCGAGTTGATCGTATGCATTCTGATACAATCCACTGTCTCTATCTAAGTCAAAACATAATCCTGGGGATGCTTTTGTTCCCTGTGACAGTCCTTTGAATAACTGATTTATCTTTGCTTTTCTGTTTGGAATCAAGGGATCCGACACCACCACAGGAAGAATCGCTTCTCCAGACAGGTTAGCGTCTGATATTGTCTCCAGTTGTGAAATCTTTCTGGTTCCCACGAATAATCACACTATTTGATACAGTTTTATTTATAAAGGTTATTAAAGGTCTGATTCTTTAACTTCCTCTTCAGTTCGATATGCCCACTCTTCAGTATGTCCAACAGACCACCATTTAGGTAGAGTTTCCACCGCATAGTTCTGTGTACAAACTTTAAAGTCAGGTCTCTTAAGATTATTATTATCCACCAAACTGTTATCGAAGAACTGACATCGATTGTTTGGTTGTGCTGCAAACTGTCCGTTATCTAGAGCAATAATATTAAATGTTTTATGCTCTGGATCATGCTCTGAGAAGTTAGTATCTAATACAGAGAAGTCGGGGTGTGCAGTATCAATCGTAAATTCATATTCACCTGGGTGCATCTTCTTGTCTTTACCAAAGAAAGAACACCTACCTAAAATAGGTTTTTCAACTACAGTGATATTATAATCAAAGCAGTCCCATAGTTCTAATACATCTAATGGTAACTGATCATCTGGATTGATGTCTGGTTTCCATACAAATGCACTGAGTGGTAACTTATCAAATAAAGCACCATAATCAGTAAGTAATGTCTCGAAGTATAATGCTTTTGCTTGTATACTTCTTACTGAGATCCATAGACCTGGGGTGAGTTCCCCATGTCCTTTTTCAAGATCATAAAGATATTCTTTCTTCACCCAGACCTTTCTAGGTGGTAGAGGATGAACTAGGTATGCCATTAAGAATAATAAGATTTAGTCACAATTCCCTCTTCAAATGTTACCATGCACCGAGGGGTAGGTGCATAATGAACTCCCCATTTTGCAGGGTACAGTTCAAGTTGTTTAGTTATACAGAAAGGTGAAACTTTTCCATGATTCTGACTTTTTGCAACTTTAATGCATTCAGCATCTTCAAGTTCATAAGTTCCTGAATAATCAACACTCCAGAGATGACCCTTCGGATCGATATAATATTGACTCAGGAATCCGTCAAGATCCTGAGTTCTCAATTCTCGATTCCAGAATCCTGGACCGAGATCAAATTGAGAGTATATTATATCATAGATTCCCATAAAGTTTAGCATTTTAATTATTTAGTAGGAGTAGGGAGACTTGAACTCCCACGAGCACATGCTCAACAGATTTTAAGTCTGGTGCGTCTACCTATTCCGCCACACTCCCAATTTATTTTTTAATGCTTTCAACCGTTCCTTGGCAGCACGAAGTGCTTGAGGTTTAAGATGCCTCTTTTGCTCCTTCTTTGAATGGTGCTGCCAGTTTGGTAGTTTCATTCAATCATATACCCCTGTTCGACTAGATACTTTTTGGTTAAGGGGGTAGGTTTATATACATTCCACATCGCACCAGTTGAACATGCAGCAAGTGCATTAGCAGTCATGCCTTGAGTTCTACCTGCCCAAGTTGCTTCTTTCTCCCAAGGAATTGCCCCTGGTTGAAATGCATAGGTCCTGCGTGCCATCTCTTGCCACATCTGAGGAACACTTTCTTCTGGTAGGATAATAGCAATCAAACTATTATCAATCGTGCCTGCCATACAATCCTGTGCAGCGTGCCATCCTTCATGACGCATCACACTCATCAAAACATGAGGACGACTCATGAAAGTTTTGTTTAAAAAGAAATTATTACTCACAGTATGATAGACACCTCGATGTCCTACTGGAAAATACTTCTCATCAGCAAGATATACATTCACTCCCACTTGGTTCAATGACACAAGCATATTGTTAAACTCTTGTGCCACTGAAGTAAATGATTCAGGGTTGTCATAATTTGAGGAGATATCCAACAAAGTATGCACTTCCTTCACATCATCCCTACATTCACCAAGTAGCATACATCCCATGGAATGGTTACTATAGTAGTCCTCCTTTCCAATAGGGTCTGCCATAACTGGTGCTGTTGCAAGACATGTTGTCATCAATGCTGCAATAATTTTTTTCATTGGAAGGGTTCAAAAACTTCAGTTGGTGGGTGAAATGCACAATATTCGTTAAAGGTGATTTTCATCTCCTTATTGGTCAGTTTGCAATGCTTTGCTGCTGTTGGTAAGTTCCAAGTAGCAGTAAATAAATTCTCCATTGCTTCTCTAGTCTCAGGTCTCATCTCGTTTTTGGTGGTATACAAGTACAAATGCGTCACAACGAGGGCAAGATAGATTAGTTTCTATCTCATATTCAGAATCTTCTGAATCGTGATCTCCGCCCCATATTAAGTTTGGAAATCCACAGGACCAACAGTTCATTTCCTATTCTCTCGCCAGTAAATTAGGAAAAGTCCGAGCGTAACCCAGAATACAACTTCAAGTCCGTAATTAGTCACTTTTAACTGTCTCCTCCATAAATGATTTTTTAAACTCTTCTACCTGATTCTGAATTTCTTCAGGAACTGGTGGAACCTCGTTGACTGGAACCATCATAGCGGATTTCCCGTCAGGACGAGTAATTTTCCAACATACCCGTTGGGTTTCGGTTAGATCCATAATAAAATCAAAATGATCCTCTGCTTGGCGCAGGGTGATTCCAATAGGTCCAATCATGCTTCTACTTCAGCAAAACAATAAGTGATGAGATCGTGATCGACCGTATCTTGAATAGCACTGACGACTTCAGCGAAACCTTCAGCACCTTCCTTGTTCCACATCCAATCGATAACTCGATCGAATCCCTCGTTGTCCAAGAGTTTTACAGACCGCTTGGAAAAGTTGATAAAGACGTGTTCTAGGTAAGTGTCGTTCATAAATCTCCTGTACCTATGTAGTATAGCAGACTGCCCTGCCCCTGTCAAGTCAGTTTAAGAAAATAGTCTTGGCAGTCAGTTTCATGACAGCACCTGATGTCAGTGCCATAGCACCCTTGGTAGCAGTGATGGTTACAGCACCTGCAACAGCAGTCATATTGATAATACCTTTAACTACGTTCACATTATGGGCACCCTCTAGAACTTGCTGATTATATCCTGTCAGACCACAAGTCACAGACACAGGACCAATAGGATTCAATAGTTTGTTGAATGGAAAAGGAATTGTCTTAGAAGGATTTTGTACAGTTGTAATATTACCATGACAGGTAGTATAAATTCCTGGTGCAGGAACTAAAGATGTTGCTTCAGTATTAATCAGTTGATTCAGTACAGGAGTTAGGCAATTAATAACACTATTTCCTGATAACACTAACTCATTTCCTGCCATCTTTTGAAGCTTATATGAGTTCTCAAAAGTAGATCCAGTAAACTTAGTATTTGGTGCACCAAGAGAAAATTCTGATGCTTGTATCACCATCGCAGCACCTGCACTCTTAATATCTACGTCAGATCCGAACGTGATAGCATGTTTCTGAATCTTACTGCTCTTCTTCTTACCATTTTTATCAACAGTCTTAGGTGCACCAGATGCGTTCAGGAAGAAACCTCCACCAACTTCTACATGCATATCACCAGTAATTTTTAATCTATAATCACCCTCTACGTTTAGAACACCATCACCATCTACAGTACAACAATCGTCACCCATAACATCTACGGTGTGATTTCCTGCGTAACTGGAGTGATCAGCAACTAAATTACCAGTATCATCTTTACTACCACCTCTGTTAGTCTTCTTATATTCTTCTGTCTTTTTCTTAACTTCTTCATCTGAAATATCAGGATTTTTTTCTCTTAATGCTTTTAGATAAGTCCACTCTGCAAAAGTGTTGTTATTGATATTGTAAGATGAGTGAGTCGTTCCACTAGGTTCTTTGACAACGTGTGCCTGACGACCTGGGGTTCCTACATGGTGATCGAATGAACCATCTACAAATGTTTTTGCTACAGAAAGATAAGGATCTGCTTTTGTAAAGATTTGATCAAGAACACCAGTTGGAGAACTATCACCTTCACAACTTCCTCTATTACTACCCCTCAGTTTATTAATATTTGCTAGTTCTTCATCACTACAGTTGGTAACACCGAATAGTGGGAAATATCCATGACTATCAGTACCACCATCAGGTTTTCTATCACAACCACCACCAAGAAACTTAACAAACAGAGCAAGTAAACCTGCAAGACCACTAAGTCCATTTTGGAACATGTCAGATCCACCATCAAAGATGCCAGATCCTTTTTCCCAACTGCTGATGATATCCTCAACACCTGCAACTGCACTAGTTGCTGATTTTACTGTGTTGATAACACCCTTAAGTTGACTGAGAACGTTCTGTACAGAACAAACAATACTATCAATAGTATCTTGAACACCCTGCATTACCATTTGTGCTTTACTGATAGCACCACTAAGCAAACTGTTAATACCACTTTGAATAGCACTCACAGGATCATTAATGAAACTGGTGATCTGACTATCAAAAATACAGAGAGATGATAAAATCTGAGTCACTGCAGTCTGAATAAGTGCCATTTGTGCAAATGGAATTCCTGGAATCAGACTACCAAAGTCTAACAAACCACCAAGTTGTTCAGCAAGTTGTGATGTTGCCTCTCTAATTGCAGAGATAATTTGGGAGAAAACAGAACCTAGAAAGTTTTGTAGTTTTGCTGTAAGTTTTTCAATAGTTACAACTTTACCAGATACAATATCAATGAAAGAACCGTCTTCAGTTGCAACCAGTGTACCTGCTGTATCTGCAATATCTTCAATAAGATAGTTTAACTTAGATTCCACAGATTTCCAAGGTCCGCCTACACCATTACCAGTAGCAATTGGTTTAGAAGGTGATCTTGGTTTTTGAGCATTACCTGCACTTCCTGGGAGGTGTACACCTACATTATTGGGTGATCCTGGACCTGCAGGTTCTGGTGATACCTTACTTCCAGGCATTTTTACAGAATTACCCCCAGAAGCATTAATTTTATTATTAATATCAATACTATTAGGATCGGCAGTTCTTCTAAGTGCAGGGTTGACTGCACCTGTACTTCCATCCTCCATGTTTTCACCTGTGAGGGTGAAGTCATGCTTTGTACTTGTACTCTTCTGTACACGCAAAACACCAATAACTATTGGCATTTGAGCATCTTCACCATCCATGAAGAAACCCATAACAACAGCACCTGGCTGTAGTTGTCCCGAACTTTCACCTTGTCCGTCGTTACCTGCCTGAGAAGTATGTTGTAATACTGTTGCCCATGGTAAGTTATCTGTAGGTAGATCAGCAACTGTGCCACCTCTTACGTTAGTGTAATATCCAAGCACACGAACTTTACACCGACCAAGTTCCATCGGATCTTCGTTGTCTTCGACTTCACCAACCCACCAGAAAAATCCGTCTTTACCGACAAAGTTTACTGTAGGTTCATTTAGGATACCTTCAACTGTTTGCATCTATCTGCAGATTTTTGATTATTTAGTAAAAAACCCTAAGAGTCAAAAAAATGGCGGGATTTTTTTACCCCGATTTTTGAAACTAAAAGGCGTTTTTGGTTTTAACAAACTTATATGTTTCTTTGCTACCCCAGATCATACGTCCATCGACATAACCTTGGTCACAACTATGTAGTTTGTCTCCGAAGAGTGACATCTTTGATTTGATCTCAACTCCTTTGACGACACAATTGCCCACAACAGAACCGTGCCATGCGTTACCATCGAAGGTAAACATCATACCACACTCTTCAGATTTAGTCCAGTCTATATCGTAGTTCTCAATTAATATTTGGGTGTCAGATATTATAACTTTCTTATGAAATCTTTTTCGATATGGGTTAGAGGGTCCGTCTTTTCTGTAGTAATTTTGAGACTGCAAACCCCCTTCTATTTCTTGCCAGTGCATAAAGATTGATGCGTAGGCATGGGGATTTGCTTGTGCTTGTGCTATGTTATTCCAAAGTCCTAAGAGATAAGACTCAATCGTCATAGACTAGACATTCTGGTTCTGAAGGGTTCTGATCACAGTAAAGTTCAAGAGCAGTAGGGTCATGATGATCTCCTGCTTCAATATCTTTTTTGTGATGCTGAACGTACTCTTCTAACTCATGAAGTTCGCCTTCAATGTGTCTACGAGTCTGAGGACTTGTTTGAGGATTGTCTAAGATTTTTTTATCTTTTTGAATGTGGTCTTCTAATGTTTTCATGTAAGTACCTGATTGATACAGAACTATTTAGGGGATTACGCCATCTTTCATTAGTAACATCTCTGATGAAAAGTTATCAGGAGTACCTTTATGGGAGACCGTAACGATCATATAACGACCGCTAAATCGTTTATCCATCTTGGTTTTGTCTCCAGATTTTTCGGTAGATGGTAACGTAATGTGAATTCCGTAACCTCCATATAGATCCAAGTTTCCTGGGACGACTACTTGCACTCTCGTGTTTTTCATCGTTTCCATTCGCATCCATTGATATGCTTGCAACTCTACGAGTGCTTCATAGTTTTTCTGCGAACTGAGTGCCGAACCAGGGGATGTTTTCTTATCGAAAATTTGGTTCGGAAGTATACTATAACGCACCCTTTTAGGGTTGTCAACGAGATTTTTAAAGGCGTCATCAAGTCGTGACATAGGGTTTACTGAGTTCTTACCACCCAAGTGTGACATGCTCTTCCATGCATCAGAAACTTTATACCTGTACATGTCTGCTGATAGTTCTGAACTCTCTCCACCCCACCTAGATTGATTAACTGTGACAGGATCAAATCCAACGCTGTAACCTGACCAAGCACCGTGTCTCAGACCCATCAAAAAGTTCTTTTCTTCTGGAAAACTAACACTATCAATCTTAAATTGATCTCCTTCACCAGTATCAATTTTCTTAGCAGAATAGACATACTTATACAGTCTTGCTATACCTGTAGATGGATTAGTTTTAGTTTCTACATCCTGTTTGTTAATATCCTCAATCATACCATCGATAGATTTGAAATGGTATCCCATTGCATTCTCAAAGAAAGTAAACCCGTTCTGGAATCCACCACCCGTTTTTTTCTTTCTGATTGATCTCTGTGCAATCCAATAGATCGCATCCATTGGTCTCCAGTTTGGTGCGATAAATTTATGTTTGTTTAGACTCTCCTCAGCAAATAATTTTTTACCACTTCCAAGATACTTGGTGTTCCTAACTACATCTTTAACAATAGCAGATGATTCAGTTTCTTTAAATATTTTTTCTGAGTTACCAAAAATATTTGATACTTCGTTCTTAACGTACTCATCAGAACATGCTTGAATGATAAAAACATCCGTAGTTTGTCCAGTTCTTGATCTGTTACTAATATTGTATGTCCTTAGATAATATGTCCTAGTAGCAATAGTTCCTCTGACTTGAAACTTAATGAGTTCAGATCCACTGAAAATGTTAGAGATACCTGCAGAGTCTTCAAAGATAAACGTACCTTCGATAGTTCCCGACTCAATACTCTCATAGAGTTCCCAACCTCTCAGGAAACCTACTAAGTTTTCTCCTCCATCTTTTGCTTTGAGTTGTTGTCCGTCTCTTATAAGAAAAACAGATACACTGCAATCACCTGCAACCGACCTTGCTATGCTCATCTAAGAATACCTCGCATAAAATTCTTGTTGGAGTTCAACGCATATGCTGTAGTTTTCATCACACCATTGATGTTTACACTACCAATCCCAGGAAGACCACCACTCACTCTGGGTTTTCTTTCTCCACCTGATCCTGCACTTTTTAAACCTGAGTTTGCTTGTTGAATGGCACTAGCACTCTGTTGGTTAGACTCATTTACTCGTGCTTGTGCAGTCATCACAGCATTTGCTACGCCTGTTTTAAAATTCTCTCGTGCATTATCTCTTTCTTGAGTTGCATTGATTAATGCTTCTCTTTGTTTTTTAGCAGCAGAGAACTGACTAGGAATACCATCCATACCAGAGAAGGTTGTATCACTCTCTCTTGGATCACCCATCGACTGAATGTCAGATTGAGAAGGTTTGTTCTGACCAGGAGTTGTTAAACTGGAAGAAGTGAATGCAGTAGGATTTGTCATCTGCAGTCCACCTTTATTTCCTGCCTTAAACATATTAGGATAGATCAAAGATGGATTTAAAGGTCCACCTTTACCATTCTTGTATACCTCAAAGTGTAGGTGACTGTTATCACCATCGTCATAAAGTCTACCGATCTGATCACCTGCATTCACTTCTTGCCCAGGTTTGACACTAGGTTCCATGTGCAAGTATCGTTGGTCATGACCATCTTGACCTCGAACCATCATACCTGAATAGTATGTCTGACCTGCCTTATATCTTTCGCTTAAAACTGATCCTGCAATAGCAGCAACAACAGGAATCTTTGGATCTGATCCCCAAGGTGGTGCTTCAGTTAAGTCTACACCTGCGTGACTTCTTCCTCCTCTTCCTGCACCAAATACCTGTCTTGCTGTTGCTTGGAATCTACCTTTGGGAAGTGGGAATACTTTCTCTCCCATATCACCATCAGCAATTGAAACTCCTCTTGCTCCATTATTTGATTCTCTCTCCAACTTTCTTGGAGGATTTGGTGCTGCTTGTGCAGGACCTCCTAAGAATACATCACTAAGAAATCCAGTAAGACCAGAGAGAGCATTGCCAAACTTTCCCATTATTGAAGTGGGACCAGTTTTTTCTTGTTGATCGGGACTTGCCTGTTGATTTTGAATGAACTTTAGATAATGCCTTGGAATAGATGTTGGGGGAGGATCATTCTTTCCTCGTTGTTCTGAATAATGATAGAAGTTTCCTCTTCTAGAGAACTTGACGTCACCTTCACCCATGTGTTTGTACATCTCAGTTCCTTTAAAACTATCTCTACCTTCAAGTTCTCTTAGTGCTCTAATGATTGCTGTCTGTCCTGCCTGAGAAGAAAGTTTCATTTGTAAATTCTCGTCATGATGCATACTTCCATCATAGTATGCTGCATACTGAATGGGATTGTTCTGACTAAGAACGTTCATGATACTGTTAGGATATCTAGGGTCTGCAACTCTGTTTAAGATTGCTGCTGCAACTCC